CCAACACAGTGGGTGACGGGATCAAGCCGATCTCGAAGCTGGCGGATGCCGCCCAAAAGGAAGAGCTACAGCGGCTTTGGCTCGCTTGGACAGACGAGGCCGACGCTGAGGGGCTGACGGATTTCTACGGGCTGCAGCGCCGGGCGGCGCGCGAGGTGTTTCTGGCGGGTGAGGTCTTTGTCCGGATCCGGCCACGGCGGGTGGAGGACGGACTGACGGTGCCACTTCAACTGCAGATGCTGCCCTCGGAGATGCTGCCGCTGCATGAGACAGGCGTGGCTCAGAATGGAAACGCGATACGCCAGGGGATCGAGTTCGATCGGATCGGGCGACGCGTCGCCTATCACTTCTTCCGCCGCCACCCGGGCGACAGCACTGATCCGGGCCTCTCGGGTGAAATTGCCCGCGTGCCTGCCTCAGAGGTAATCCACGTGATCGACCCAGTCGAAGGTGGCCAGCTGCGCGGCGTGTCAAAACTGGCCCCAGCGATCGTAAAGCTCTTTTTGCTCGATCAGTATGATGATGCCGAACTCGACCGGAAGAAGGTCGCGGCGATGTATGCAATGTTCGTGACATCGCCCGCCCCGGAGAACCCGCTCGCCCCCTTGGACGACGAGGAAATGCCCGTAGGCGTGGAGATCAGCCCGGGCCAGATCGTGCGGCTGGACCCCGGCGAGGATGTGACGGTCGGTCAACCCGCCGATAGCGGGGCAACCTATGAGCCGTTTCAGTACCGGACGCTGCTACAAATCTCGGCAGCGCTGGGCATCCCCTATCCCTATCTCGCCAATGACATGGTGAAGGGAAACTTCTCGAACTCGCGCCTTGCGCTGATCGAGTTCCGCCGCCGCGTATCAGCCTGGCAGCATTCGGTGATGGTCTATCAGCTCTGCCGTCCGGTCTACGCGCGCTGGCTGGATCTCGCGGTGCTGTCTGGCACGCTACCCCTATCCGGTTACGAGGCCGAACGTTCGCGCATGCTGGCCGCGGATTGGCTCCCCACGAAATGGGACTGGGTCGATCCGCTGAAAGACGCCAATGCCGAGATCGCCCAGATCGAGGCCGGGCTGAAATCTCGCACTCAGGCCATCGCCGAGCGCGGCTACGACGCCGAGCAGGTTGATCGGGAGATTGCCGCGGACAGGGAACGCGAGCGTGCGCTGGGCCTTGATTTCCGCCGGCCGGGCTCGCCCGCGCAGGGCGTCCAGGCCGTACCGACCAGGGGAGAACAACCAGACACCGACGATGAAGCTGATGATGCGGAAGATCTCCCCCGCGCTGATGAGGACCAACCCTGATGCTCCATGCACGGATTGCCGCGCGCGCGTTCAATACGCCGCTACTGGTCGAACCCTCCAAGGCCATGGCGTTCCTGTCAGGGCTTGGGCCGCGCATCCTCGGACGGCGCGTCGATGTGGCGGATAGTGACGAGGCACCAGCTGGTACCTCCGCACTGCCAACCCGCGCGAGTATTCTCGCCGGAAGGCTGGCGGAACGCATCCAGCACAATGGAGACGCGCCCTACCCGATCGTCGATGGGATCGCCGTGATCGAGATTTCCGGTGTGCTGATCCATCGCGGATCCTGGATCGGACAATCCTCGGGCCAGACCAGTTATGAGGGGATCGCGGCGCAGATCGAGGCAGCGGCCAAGGATCCCAGCGTGCGCGGCCTTGCATTGGAAATCGACAGCTTTGGCGGTGAAGTGGCGGGTGTCTTTGACCTGGCAGATCAGATCCGCGCCGTCCGGGCTACCAAACCTGTCTGGGCTTTCGTGGCCGAGCACGCGTTCTCGGCAGGCTATGCTCTGGCTTCCCAAGCCGACCGCATCCTTCTGCCGCGCACCGGTTCCGTGGGCAGCATCGGGGTTGTGGTCATGCATGCCGATCTGAGCGGCCAGCTGGATCAGGACGGCGTGCGGGTCACGCTGATCCATTCCGGCCAGCACAAGGTCGACGGCAACCCCTACGAGCCGCTGCCCGAAGCGGTCCGGGATGATATCCAGCGCGAGATCGATGTGCTGCGGTTTCTCTTCGCCGAGACTGTCGCCGCGGGCCGCGCTGGGCGGCTTAGCCAGGAAGCTGCGCTGGCGACCGAGGCTGCGACCTTCCGCGGGACCGATGCCGTCGCCGCAGGCCTTGCCGATGAAGTCACAGATCTGGCGCGCGGTTTTGCCGGCTTTGGCAAGATGCTGTCCAGCCCTCCACCACTCTCATCCATGCGCGCGCGACGCGCATCCCTTCCTCAGCCCAAACAGGAGGCACTCATGGCCCAACCGAACCAGCACGACGACAGCCCGCAGGACGCCGAAGCTGATGTGACGAACACTACCGAAAGCGAAAACGATGCCGCCGTTCCGCCGCCAGCCACGCCAGCCGAGGCCCCCGAAGCATCTCGGCGGCCTGTCTCGGCGGCTCCTGCTCCCAGCAATCTGGCAGACCTCTCGGTCGAGTTGCGCGAGGCGGCAGCGGAAATCGCCGAGATCGCGGCGCAAGCGGGCCGGCTCGGCATCACGATCGATGCAGCGAAGGCGCTGCGCGAGGGCACAGCACCGGAGGCCTTGCGCAAACTGGTCCTTCAACGCGCCGCCGCGACAGCGGATGCCCGCGACATCGTCGCGGCCCCACCTTCGCCCGTTCTGCCCAAATCTGCGGAAAGCCCAATCGTGGCCGCCGCGAAGAAGGCTGCCTCGGTGGGCAGCAGGGGCTGAGCCGCCAGCTCCTGAGACCTGCACCGCCCACCTGATCCCCCGCCGTTCCTCCCCGGCGGGGGATTTCTTTTTTGACCCCCTCAACCTCGGAGATTGCCAATGCCCGTGCTGACCCAACCGCCCAACATGGGCGATGTCCTCAAATACGAGCTGAACCCCAACTTCACCCGCGAGACCGTCACCCTTCTTGCAGGTACCAACTACCGCGTTGGCGCCGTGCTTGGCCGCATCACTGCGAGTGGCAAGATGAAACTCAGTACGGCCGCCGGCACCGATGGTGCGCAGAACGCGGCCGGCATGCTCCTTGATGACGTTGATGCGACCAGCGCAGATGCAAACGCAGTGGTGATCCTGCGTGGCCCCGCCATCGTCTCGAAGGCGGCGCTGGTTTTCGACGCCAGTGTTGATGATGCCACGAAGAGAGCCGCCAAATACGCTCAGCTGACCGGACTAGGCATCATCCCGCGCGATACCGCCTGATCTCGCCCCAGACACTGCGCGCCCCTCACCCCTGCCCATCTTTCCCCGGAGTTCTGCCATGACCATCACCCGCAACCCGTTTGACGCGGGCGGCTATTCGCTCGCCGATATGACGCAGGCCATCAACATCCTGCCCAACCTCTACACCCGTCTTGGCCAGATCGGCCTCTTCCGCTTTGAAGGGGTCACCCAGCGCTCGATCGTGATCGAACAGCGCCAAGGCGTTTTGAGCCTCCTGCCCTCCGTGCCGCTGGGCGCGCCCGCGACGGTGGGCAATCGGGAAGCCCGTTCGATGCGCAGCTTCGCCCTGCCCTGGATCCCGCATGATGATGTGATCCTGCCAGCCGATATTCAGGGCATGCCCGCGCTGGGCCTGTCGGACGCGGCCGATCCACTCGTGGAGGTGATGAACCGCAAGCTGACTCTGATGCGCCGCAAGCATGCCCAGACCCGCGAATACATGGAGATGAACGCGCTCCGCGGCATCGTGAAGGACGGCGCAGGCACGACCCTCTACAACTACTTCACCGAGTTCGGGCTGGAGATGATCTCGGTCGACTTCGTCTTCGGCACGGCCGGCACCAACATCCAGGGCAAGGTTCGCACGACCTTGCGCGGGATTGAGGATAGCCTCCTAGGCGAGACTATGACGACGGCCCATGCGCTGGTGAGCTCCGAGTTCTTCGACAAGCTGATCAGCCACCCGAAAACCGAGGAAGCCTATAAGTTCTTCTCAGCCACCGGCGGCCAGCCTCTTCGCGAGGACATGCGCCGGGCCTTCCCCTTCGCAGGCATCCTCTTCGAGGAATACAACGGCTCGGTCACCCTCTCGAACGGCACCTCGGAACGCCTGATCCCCGCGGGCGAGGGCATCGCCTTCCCTCTTGGGACCTTCGACACCTTCACCACCTATGGCGGGCCGGCCAACCTGCTGGAGACGGCCAACACGGTCGGCCTGCCGCTTTATGCCCGCCAGATGATGGACACCAAAGGCCGCTGGATTGATCTGATGACCGAAGCCTCGATCCTGCCGGTGAACAAGCGCCCGCGGCTGGCGATCCGGATCTTCAGCTCGAACTGAGGCCATTGAGACATGACGGCCTTTGCCGCTGCGCTCGATCTGCTCTTCGCTGATCCGAACCTCGCCCATGAGGCCTGGCATCGCGACAGTGAAGGGCAGTTCACCCGGATCCGCATCATCATGCGTCGGAATGACGATGTGACCACGTTCGGGGCCGCGCGTCTGGTCTCTGAGACCATGCGCTTTGATGTGCGCGTCTCAGAATTGCCTGCGCCCCGACCTGACGAGCAGATCCTCTTGGGCGAGGAAACCTTCCTGATCCAGGGAGAACCGATGCGCGATCGGGATCGCTTGATCTGGTCCATCGAGGCGACCCTCGCGTGAAACTTCATCTTGAGATCTCTGGCAGCATTGCGGTCGACATGCGCGCCGAAATTCTCGCCGGGGAAAAAGCCGTCTCA